TCCGCCGCCTTGGCGATGCGCTTGGCCAGATTGAGCGTCGAGGCTGTAGCCTTGTCGTTCGTGGTGTCGCAGTTCGCCGCAGCCGTCGCGAAGGTGGCCGAGAAGTTCGACTTGGCGTTGCCGAACAGCACCCGATCGGAGTTGGCCGCAACCCAGGTGTTCTTGTTAGCCGCTGATGCAGCGTCGAAGTTCACCGTGGTTCCGGTCGCATCCGTAATCAACGACGCCATCGCCTTGATGATGTCGTCACGCAGCTTCTCGGATTCCCAGTTGTTGAGGGCGTCCTTGGCCGCGTTGAGCAGGTTGATCTCGGTGCGGAAGCTGGTCGACTTCGGCACACGGACGGCGTTGCGCCGCCAATCCACCGAGATCGGGCAGTTGTAGTTGGTCAACTCCTCTTCGAAGCCGTCCAGCACCTGGGCGCCGGTGACGCCCGTGGACTTCAGACGCCCGATGAAGGGGATGTTGATGGTCTTGCCGTTTTCTTCCTGCAGCTCGTAGCGCGACAGGATGATGCCGCCCTTGTTGATGTCGGCGTTCGACATGTAGGGCAGGAACCGCGAATCACGGATGTACTCGCGGAAGTAGTTGGTCATCCACTTCTGCTTCTCGGAAGCAGAGGCCAGGGCGACTTCGGCCATTGGGTCGATTCCTTATGGAATGACCGCGCTGAATGCCTGCCCAGGCCCCGAGGGGACGTGCTGGACTCCTCCCGCGGATGGCGCGGAGGCGATGGAAGGCGGTGGCGCGGTCGGTTGGGGGACGCCCGGCGATGGCGCGGGCGCGGGTTGTTGTGCGGCTGGTGGCTGACCCATCTGGGCGGCCTGCCAGGCGCGGAAACTCTCAAGCGTCTTCGGATCGGTGAACATCTGCAGCGCCTGTTCGCGCTGGTGCTCGACGATGGCGAAGCCGAAGGGATCAGGATGGGCGAGCGACTGTTGGCGGAACACCGGATCGCGCTCAAAACGATCCGCCGCCCACTGCTGGGCTCGGTTCACCGCATCTTCGCCGTGGGTCGCGACGGCAAGCCGCTGTGACCATTGGGCGTTGATGGCGATGCGCTGGTCTTCCTGGTGCGCCGTGTAGCCTTCCGGGTCCTCGTAAGGGTCCGGTGGTACAGGCGGCGGCGCGGCCTGCTGTTGCCGCAGCGCCTGCATCTCCTTGCGCAGTTCCTGCAACGCCGCGACCGGCACAAAGCCGGGCGGCACCACAGGTTCGGCGGGAGCCGCAGGGGGCGCTTCCGGCGGGGTTGCCGGGGCTTGCGCCTCTTGCGGTGCTGGCGCGGCGTCTTTGGGGGCGAACTTGCCGTCAGGACCGCGCGCAGGGCCGTCCTGAGGCGGTTCCGGCGCGGCTGGTGCGGAAGGTTCGGCCTCGGGCGCCGGATCGGCGTCAGACACAGCGGGTTCGTCGGGCGAAGGCCCGTTGAGGAAGTCCAGTTTGTCCATGATGATCCCCGCCCTTATCGGATGGCGGCCCGTATCGCCCGAAGCCCGGCGGCGGCCTGTAGGTCTACGCCCCTACAACGGCGGAACGCCCGTTGACCTCGGCGGCAGGTGGTATCGGCGGCGTCATCATCGCGTGAGCGGCTGCGGACGCTTCCAATTGGGTCTTGGCGGTTCGGGCGGCGTTGAGTTCCGCCTCCGAATGCACCTTGTCGATCTGTGCGGCCTGCGCTTGCTGCGCGGCCTGCTGTTGCGCCTGGGCGGCCTGCGCCGACTGCTCTCGGAAGGTTTTCAGCTTGTCGATAAGCTGGCGCTTGTGCGGCACGGCGCTGAGCTCCAGCAGCATCTCGAACGGCACGGTCTGCGCATAGGCCGGGTTTGATCCCACCAGTTGCATCAGATCTTGAAACTGCTCCTGCTGAATGTTCGCGGTGTCCGGTGTGGAATCCAGGATGATGTCAACGTCGAGTTCCGCCACGGCGTTCTTGTAACCCAACACCATCTGGCCGTCTGGCATTCGAAACGCTGGCTTTCCAACTTCGCCGTCCGCCGCCGGCTGTCCCGTCTGCGGGTCAACCATGCCCGTAAACTGGCCGGGAATGTCCTTGCCGTCCGGGCCTTGCATGGTCGGCGGCTGGTTGAGGCCGATGAACCTCGGCGCATCACCGTCGTCGGTGACCCGCACCCACTGCGGCCCGGTCCAGTATTGCCGCGCCCGCGCCCAGCACTGACGATAAATGCGCAGCTCCCAATCCTCAAGGTGGCCGAACAGAACGGCCAACTCAACGAGGCCCGATTGCTGGCGTGCCAAAAGCGCGCGGCCCGAACTGTCAGCGCCCTCGCGGCCAAGGATCGCGGGGTTTGGCCCCTGCCGGTCAATCTCGGCCTTGGCCTCCTGCATCAACTCGAACTGCTGACGCATCCCATCATGTTGCGGGATGATCTGCCAGCCGGACGGGATCACGCCATCCGGTCGCGCGGCTTCCTTGCGCGCCTCGTCTGCCGAACCCATGCCAGACCCGAGTTGCATCTCCTGAACCTGGCGCGTCGAGGCGAAGTGCAGCGACTTGGACCGGCGCTGGTTGATCTCGTCCTGCGGCCCACGCATGTCGCGCACCGGACCATAGCGGTTGTTGTCGCGGTCCACATAGGCCGAACAGGCTTCAATAGGACAGGTCGGCTTTCCCTGGTCGTCCAGGTAGGGGCTCGGGCCATAGGCCAGGACGCCGCCCGCGTGGAAACATCCGCGCATCCACGAGCCACCCTCCTTGATGTAAATCTCCACCACCAGCATCCGGCGGCCCTTCCGGTCCACCCACGGCTGAGATCGCCCGTTCGGACGGTCCTGGAAGGTGTCGCTGATCGCCGACATGGTTCCCGAGTCCACCGTCGCGTCGATGGCCTCGCGCTGGTCCGGATAGAGCGCCGAGACGTCATCGGCGTACATCCAGCGGGCGATCCCGAGGTAGCGGGCGTCGCGGAAGTCCTCTCGGCGCGAGCGGGGATCGTAGAAAAATTCTTCGAACCTGATCTGGTCGATCGTCACCTGTAGGTTGCTGTTGACCAGCACCTGGGCGGCCATCGAGCCGGGGACCAGCATATCCTTGAAGCACCGCAGCTTCAGTTGATCCAGTCGGTTGAAGTCGGCGATGAAGCGCAGGGCGTCGGTGACAACATCGCTGCTATCTTCGTCGGTTGGCGTGCGCGGGAAGGCCCGCGGCTCGGACTTGCCGCGCTGAATGACGCCGATGATCCCGTTAACCAGCGGCTTGATGCGGTTGATGACAATGGGCGGCTGTTTGCGGTCGGCCAAGGCGCGCTTTTCGTCGTCCGACCACTGCTTGGAGTCGTAATAGTCGATGTCTGTCTGGCTCTCGGATCGCGCTTCCTGCGTCAGATCCTGGCTTTCGCTGAACATCCGCTTGAGACGTTCAACGTCAGTGGTCTCGGTCTTGGGGGCTACGCTCGCCATGACACAGCCTCCCTCTTTCGCCACAGATCGGGCGGTTTTGTTGCGGGCGCAGCGCCCTTGGTTGTCCACGGTCGACTCATGCAGGCGTAGCGAGCTTCGTCCGCGATATGATCTTCGCCGTCAGTGTCTAGGTCTTCAGGCTTATGCGTGTCGTGCTGCAGGACAGGGACGGTTCGGATGAAGTCACGGCATGTGTCGAAGACAAACAATTGTGGTCCGCGTTCATCGCCAGCGATCCTGGCCCGCATCTGGTCCCATCCGCCCATGGCTCCATTGCCAGGCACTCGGGAATTGTCCGCCGGCCGGAATTGAACACCCGCGCGACGCATTCGCTCGCCTATGGATGGCCCCCCATCTTCCCGGAAGATGCTCGGATCAGCCACGCCGTAGGCAAGCTTGTCGGTCAGTTCCTTGGCCTTGATGCCCTCGGCGACCTGTTCGGCGGTGAGTTTCAATCCCTCGTTGGGCTTACCGGTCGAGCCGTACCATTCGCGATATCGGACCAGTGCGCCGCGGGGGATGACGCCTGTCTCAACAGGGTGATCATCCGTTGCGACGGCCCACCAGCCGACACTGAAGGGACGAGCTGATCCCCAGTCGAAAGAGCGGAAACGCGTCCACAGTGTGGGCACTGTAAACGGTCGGACCACGTTGCGTTCGGACCATGCATCGAAGAACGCCCCATCGACCGCATCCCAATTGCCATCCAGCCATGCCTGAACGAGCGCCTTGGACCCCACGAGATACAGCCGCGAAATATATTCCGGGTCGTTGGCCAGCAGAACCCGGTTGTCCTGCACCTTCGACGGGATGAACACGCGGCGGTGTTCCTTGCCGTTCGGCAACACCTCCCGCAGCACCGTCATTCCACGGGGTGCCGCGTCAATGAACCGGCGCTTGATCCATTGCTGGCCAGGGCCGCCCGGATTGGCGGTGAGGATCATCTGTGTCGGCACGCCAGACTTGGATCGGAGCGCGCCCCAAAGGCGATCTATCGGGCTTGGTTCGGCGTAGTTCCCCGCCTCTTCCACCGCTACATCGCTGAGGTTCTGCCCCTGATATTTTTCAGCAGCCTGCGCGTTCTCAAGCGGTCGGAACCGAAGGCGTCCGCCCTTGGGGAAACGAAACATCTTCTTTTGTTCATGCCACCCAGCCCCGAGCGGCGTATAAATTTCCCTCGCCCGTTCTATCAGGTCGTCAGTTTGCGGCATTTCCTTTCGGAAAAACACGCCATTGAAGCCGGCGCCGTAGCGCTCCTGCTTGATGGCGAACTTGCCAAGCACCCCATCTGACTTTCCACCACCTCTTGCGCCGCCGAACAGAATCTCCGGAACTGGGCAATCAATGAGCGCGTGTTGCGGCCCCGGCTGCGGCGCCCAGATCAGCCCCATGCGTTTCGGCCCATTCCTGTTCGGTCTGCGGCTTGTCGCTAATGATCCGCTGCACGTTCTCGGTCGTCTGCTCGCTCTTATCGACGATCAGGCCATTGAGTTTAGCCGCATCCATCAGGGAGGCGCGAGCGACGGCGAGCATTGCCGCTTCGGTTGAACTTTCGCCCTTTGTGGCGATCCCCAACAATCGTTCGGTGATGCTGGCGACGGTGACTTCCGTCCGAAGCGCACTGCGTTCCTGAAGTTCGGCGACGCGTGCTTGAACGTTGCTGTTTGTTGACAGGCGGCTGGCCGCGGTTCGATCGCCCTTGTATCCGGCTGTTATGTAAGCGTCGGTCTGGGTGGCGCCCTTGGCGAGTTCCTGGGCGAACAACTCATGCCGTTGGTTTTGAAGTGGCGGCATTTGCATCCATCAGGCAGTCGACCAGCTTATCCGCGCCTTGGGCTGGTCTGGGCGTGACAGGGGACGAGGCCCTTGCGCGGGCCGGTGGGGAAGTTAGGTGGAAACGTCTAGTTCATCGACAAGCATCTTCAGCATGTCGAACGCTCGATATGGTGTCACGTCAAACCATTCACCGCTCAGGCGGTAGTTCGCCAATCGTTGATGGCAGAGGCGCTCAATTTTACGACCGTGTCCCGGTGGCGTTTCCACACAGTGAAACAGGACAAGCGGCCTGTGAAATCCCGTCTGAAGCGCAGACAGGCGGTTCAAAACATTTGTTGAGAACCCGATTTTCACTGGGTGGTCGTCGCAACCGATGACGTAGACGAACTCCTTGACGTAAGTCGGTTGCGGTTTCGGTGGCGCGAGAAAGATACCAACGCGCGGCTTAGACTTGTGCCCTTTGCGGCGCCGTCGCGCTAACCGCCGTGGTCCGAGAATCTCTTCGGCAGCCGCGCGCAACTCCGCGCGGAGTTCTTCTCTGGTCATTATGGAAATCTCCACGGCGCCCGGCCTGCCAGGCCCAGAGCGCGTCGGGGGTTCGCAGAAACGAACACCGGACGCCGTGAAGATCCGTGTTCGCGCTCGACCCATGGCAGCGGGTCAAATTTTGGTCAGCATTCCGGGTTTTATCGGGTCACTCCGCCCCGGTGATCCTCGCCTCGCGTGCAGTGCCCATCTGCCTGAATGTTACACGTCCGGAGGGTATAGGCCCGGAATCTCCGCAGTCTGGAAGGTCGGCATATGTCGCCACCCGCGCCGGACATGTGCGTGATTTGCGGGCGTCGTCAAGATGGCGCACATCACGCCGCCTCCAGGTCCGCTAATTCCATTTCCGCCGGTCCTCCGCCAACCATGCCGAGCGCCTTCATCACCACGTTGCAGCGCCGCCGTCCGCGTAGTCGGCTGATCTCGGCGATCATGCCCATAAACGGGCCTCGGACAATCCTGACGCGCTGTCCCTGGCGCAGTGTGGCGCCCTTGCGGCGTCGGTCGAACACGCCTGCGGCTTGGGCCTCGCGGATGGCGTACAGGCGCTCCACGGCGGCTTTGCTGAGGTGGGTCGCGTCAGGGAATCCGACGATCCCGAACACGCCTTCGACGGCTGTCACGAGGTCCAGGCGGTCGGTGTGGACGAACACGTATCCTGGCATGAGCGGAAGCTCGCGCTCGACGATGAGGCCGCGCCGGGTGCGTCGGTTGACGTGCTCGGTGGGCGAATAGAGTTCGATGCGCTCCTCGGCGAGAGCGCGCACGATGGCGCGGTGCCTGGCGGTCTCGATCGTGGCGACGTACCAGGGGGTCAATCACGCGTCCTCGGCTGCGGCCTGCAGGATCAGGGCGACGGCGGCGTTGATGGCCTGCCGGGCGATGATCAACTGCTCAAAGCCAGTATGATCGATCGTCGCGCCGCAATTGAACAGCCGCTCAATCGCCACTTCCGCATCGATCTCATACCCCAGCACGCGCGCGCGAAAGGTTCCGTCCGGTGTCTCGCTCATGGGTATTCCTCCAGGGTTGTGTGTCGGATCATGTCGGCGATGCGCCTGCGTTGGGTGACGCCTGGCGCTTGGCCATCAGCGCCCGCATCAACGGCGTCAAACCACCCTCATCCGGCTTTCCCCCGGTTGATGCTGGTGGCGTCCCGCAAATCGGCTCCCGCCTTATCGTAAGCTTGTCGAGCGCCGTTCGCGCCATTTCCGGTATTGATTGCAGCTCGAGCGTCGGCACTTCATGGCCGGGCGGTGGGCAATGTGCGATTTGCTGCACCGCCGCCTTGGCGCGCGTGTATGCCTGAATGACCTTCAGCTTGGTCGTTCGCGACAACTCCAACAGCTTTCCAGGCTTTGGCATGAACTCCGACTTCGGATCGCGGATGTGTGCATTCATCCCCGCTTGCAGCGCTGGCCAGGGCACATCGCGCAGCACATCGACATAGGCGCCCCACCACGCCGCCCATTCCCCATCCGATCTGTCGGGTTGCGGGTAGATCCCGAACGCCTTGCCGATCACCTCTCGCACACCGACTTCGCCCGCCGGCTGCTGCGCTGCGGCCTTCAGCAC